CATAAAATCTTCATTTTATGGTGTTGTAATTATACCGTGAAACTTTTAGCATTTCTAGCGGTTCCAGTGTTTCTCGTGGCTTCATTGACTGTTTTCATAATCATTTCTTTCAAGTCAGGTAAAACCGTTTTATCGAGATTACCNGCCACGCTGATTAAAATATCCCCTATTTTTACACCACCGTCTCCGGCGCCAGAGGTANTAAACGACGGAAATGCGGCGGAAGAAATAGGACTTCCTTTAGCCAATTGGCGCTGCTGTTGTTTATTGAAAATCATAAACAATTCGCCGCTTTCCGCCATAAGCGGATAGCTATCATTGGGATGTCCGCTGGGGACAATGCCCATACCACCTTCTGAATAGCCGCTACCTGGCTGATTAATCCAGTCGCTGGCTCCGGCGGATACTCCAGACCANGCTCCTTTGCTTTGCCCAACTTGTTCCCACCAAGGCCCCCAATTAAGCCCCGCCATATTTCCCCAATTNCCTNNGNNNTNNNCTNCNCCNNCACNNCCGCNTCCNCCNCCNCCNCNGGCTTGACTANTNCNNTCACGTAGGGCAGTAATCATATCGTTGATGACATCAATCATTGTTCTAAAACTATCAATCATGCGATCTACGCCCGCTATTTGCTTATTGATCATATCCTCAAATGCGTCGTATTCTTTGTCCAGGGCGTCAACGGTTATATCATAGGTTCTATCCGCTTGAAATTCAGCAATATCTTCTGCTTTTTCCGCACGTTCGGCTTCAAGTTCGAGACGCCTTTTGTTTGCTTCTTTGCTGTTATCAAATTGAAGGGCAAGAAGTTCGTTGTCAATATCTGTGATTTCTTTATTTCTATCTTTTAGACCATTCAGATATTTATCTTCTTCTTTTTGTGCTTTTAACTTATCTTTTTGTGCGTCGATAATATCTTTATAGGCTTTAAGATTATCTTTCAAAGCATCTTTTTGACGTTCTAACGCTTTGATATTATCGTTGATACCATCGATTTCCTTTTTTTTTAACTTGATGGCTTCTTCGTTTATTTTTTTAGCAGCACTTGCACCGCCTCTGCCTCCACCTGAAAACCCACTAAATCCCCCAATGGCTTTAAGTAAATCAACTGTATTTGCGGCAGCACCAGTTATTGCCGCTCTTCTTTGTGTCCAAAGATTGATGTTTGCAACTAAAGCCACTTCTTGTGATTCTATTGCTGAGGTCTCTTGATATATGGCCAACTGATTTTGCAAAGCAAGTATTGCTGCATCCGCTTTAGCTATCGCTAGTTGGCGCATCATGACGGCATCGATAGTGATCGCGCCAGTTAGAGCATCAATGGACATGGCTTCACCGTATCCGGCATCGATAAGCTGTTGAGCTTGATCAATTGTGAGATAGCCTGTTTGGTTATAATCATCTAAAACATTTTTCAACATGCTGAAACCGGACGCGGCGGAAGAAGTTGCCTCGTCTGCTGCGTCAGCCATTTCTTTCAACGCCTCTATATCTAATTTTATGGCTGTTTCAACCGCTGCACCATAATCTTCCATGGCTTCAGCATCCAATTCGGCTATTTGCCGATCATGTAGGTCTCTTTTATATTTAGCTATAGTATCTAATGATTTTTGATCTTTTATTAATTTTTCAAAATCTGCTTTTTCTTCAGCGGTTTGAAGTTTTTTATAAACATCTAAAACATCGCTTGCGTGCTGAATTTCTAACAACAAAATTTCATTTAATCTTTGCTTTGCCGCTTCTACCGCAGCCTTTTTTTGAGCTTCTATTTCTTCGGGGCCTGTATATAATGAGTACTTTGCTTCGGTTGTACCACCAGTGGCAATGATGTTTTGCAATTCTGTTTTTTCTTTGGCAGTATCTTCTGCAACTTTTTCCCCTGCAACAGCAGCGGCTATGGCAGTATCTAGCGCTATTTGCCTGCGTAGTTTTATTTCTTGGGTCAATAAATCTATCGCGGTCTGTATGCTGGCATTATCGTCTATACGGAAATTTAATTCATCGTCATAATAACCAGAAAGATTATGCGAAGATAAATCATTAAGTTCATTTTGAAGATCAGTAAGCCTTTGAATTTCTTCTGCTGTTTTTACTACTTTATCTTTTAATGTTTCGTATTCTTTCCAAAGATGTTTAACATTTTTTATAGCATCTGATGAATTTTTATAAGCTTGTGAAGCCGTTGCTGCTGCTTCCGATGCTTTTTGAAGTGTCTCTATATGCCTTTCGGCAGCTTGAGACGCATAATAAAAAGCTCCGGCTAATAACATAACCCCCGCAATAACCAGAACATACGGATTTGCTAAAGCGCCGCCAACACTTGCCAGTGCTTTGCCTATTGCGGCTCTATTGATAGTGACTAACACAGAACCAAGGGTTACTAATAATGGTATTAATCCGCCAAGATTTTTTATCAGATCGGCAATTCCGGCACTCATATCAGAGAAAAATTTTATTACTTCTGGGTTAAGAGTGGCCTGCCACACGCCTTCCCATGCTGCTTTTGAATTGGCAGCGGCGGCTTCGACGCTTTGTAGATATATCTCATACCTGTCGGCGGCTAGGCCAGCGCTATTTGCGGCAACGTCTTGAGCTATTTTTACTTGATCCCATCCGTCAAAGAGAGCGGCCAGCATATTGATTTGCCGAACCCCGGCAATTGCTCCCATAATTTGCCCTTGAGCCACGGTGTCACCGGATGCAGCCAATTCCTTATATTTTACAGCCACATCTTCTAAAACGGCAGACATGTCTCTAAAACTATGTACATCATCACGTAGGGCAATACCATTAGCCAATAATACTTTTTCAACATTATTAATGGATTCGCCTTCCGCATCAATATTTGCGCCAGCTTTAACCTGTTCCATCCTGGCAAAAATTGTCTTCATGGCTTGACCAATAGTTTCGCCAGATTGACGGGTTGTTGCAGAAATCACGGTAATATATGATGCCAAATCTTGATAACTTACACCGGCTAGTTTTGACATGCTGGCAGATTTTTGCATGGCTGCGGCGATTTCTGATGTTGAGGTTGCGAACTTATTGTCGAGTGCAATTAGCACATCAACTATTCTCATTGAATCTTTTGCGCTAATGTTATAAGCATTTGTTACAGCTATTAACTTATCCGTTGCATCCGCTGCTTCTAGATTGCCTAGTTTGCTCATTCTCGTACTTGATGCCAACATCTCTGTGGTTTCAGCAGCGGTCTTGCCCTGCCTTCTGTTATATTACTTTTGAAGTTCGTTATTCTTCAAAAGATTCTGTTTTAGTATTCAAATTATAAACATATCTACAATAATTCTTATTTAGCAGCATGTCAAATGCTCTATTTTTTATTTCTAATAAAATCTTATCGGAGGGAAGAATGTCATCTCTGGATACAATTCTAAATTCTTTATATCCTTTTTCTTTTAGAAATAAACTTCTTAGTATTTCTTTTTCTGCAAATTCTTCTTCTGTAAAACCCTTGAATTTTATTCCCATTTTATGCCCAGATCCATCGTATTCTAAATATACTGCATTTTGCTCAAAAAATATATCTAATCGAAAAGGAAATTCTACTTTATTGATTTCCCCTCCAAACAATTGATGCAAATATATTTGCTGTTTGCTGATGGTTTTTGTCATAATGCGTTTACCGTATTTCAAAACGGTAGCCTCAAAACATTTTCTTAAAATATCTTTATTTTGGAAAGGAAATTGCACTCCAAGATTTTTTAAATTTTTTTCTTTAGATTTGCGTTGAACATCTTCGTTGCGCAAAGAACAAATATTGCCATATTTTTCTAAAGAAACATCCATCATTTTTAATGATCTGCATTCTTCACAGCAAAGATTATTTTTTGTTTCCAGATATCTCCTGTAAGCTTTTTTGAATATCTTGTGGCAGTAATTACATTCTACATCTACTTTTAATCCCGATCCAATAGGAAGTTCTTTAACAAATATCTCTATATATGCATTTCTTTTAACATTATAGCCCAAAGACTTAAAATGTTCTTCATTAAAATTATTTACACGAACTTTCATTATATTGTTATCTACATCCATATATTCCTTATCTATACTAAAACAGATTTTCTTGTGGTTTCCCGCAAGCATAGACTATATCTTTAATCTTAAATTAAGATTATTCTCCGCTTCCATTTAAGGGGATTTCACCCACGCATAACGATTGCGCCGTACTTCTGTTGTAAACATATTGAAATATGCTTACCATAGGAATAGTCGTTGAACCTTGCTCTCATAAAGAGCCTTGGCTGCTGATTGCCCAATATTATTCTTTTTTACCGCTTCAAATATTTTCATATTTGCCCTTATTATATCGCTATAATAAGTTGGTAGAATAATCTCTAAGGGGTTTCCAGTCAATTCAAAGAATTTATAGTGAACTAAAATTAATCCACTCTGTTGCGCCTTCGGTAATATTAAGGGTGGTTACGCCTAGTTCTCTAGCCATGGCGTTATATTGCTTCGCCATAGGAACTAGTTGTGCTGTTGTTTGACCTGTAACCATTCCTATATTAGTCATGGCTTTATTCAGGTCTTCAATATACCGTACGCCTTCTTTTAATTTGCGCAGGGCTCCATACAAAATACCAGTGGCAATACCCCACATTGCTATTTTACCAACAACTTTTATAATAGATGTTCCAAAATTATCGGTATTATTAATAGTAGTTCGAGCTTCTTGATTATATGCTTCTACATCATTACTTAAACTACCAAAAGCAACCCCATATTTTCCTACAGAAACGGCGCCTTTTTCTACGCCCAATCTAAGATTTTCAACCCAGCCAAGTTGATCTTTTACGGCTTGCGAATTTCCAAAAGCATCTTTATTTCTTATTTGCAAGCGCTGTAGTTGATTATCCATCTTGCCTAGGGTTATATTTAATTTTTCAACATCAGTTGCCTTGGCAATCACAGATATGCTCAGAGGCTTTATTTTAGCTTGTATTCTAGCCAATTGTGCTTCTACGCCGATATCTGATAATTGCATACGTACTAATACATTATATTCAGCCATTTATATTTTACCCTCCTTTCTATTACGTTGAAAATATAAATTAATTACTTGTCAAATAAACGCCTCATTCGAAGCATCTTTGTCGTTCCTCACTATATAAATTTCAGTCGTAGTAGAAGACAGATGCCCTAACAATCTTTGTGCAACTTTAATATCTCGACCTTGTTCGACGACTAAACTAGTCGCTCTAGTTTCACGTATCTGGTGAGGGTGTACCCTACGACCAACTATAGGTTCAAAGATATTTGAGCACCAAAGATTAAAGGTTTCGCTTGCTATTTGGTTGACTTTATCTCCATGTTTAGAAATAAAAACATAATCGCAATCATCATCACCACGAATTTCTAACCATTTTTTAACGGCATCCATAGCAATCTGATCAAATTGAAGTTTTCTTATCTTGCCTACAACTCCACGACCCTTACAACGAATATCGCCGGTTAGATAACTTGTAGATTGTACAATTTTTTTATTACCATTTTTATCTTTTACTTCTACGTCTTTTATGCTAACTTCAGCATTTACACAAGTTTTTAATAATTGCTTTGCCTCATTTCGTCTACATCCAGTAGAAAAACTAAATTGCAAATATGCTAATTGTTGCCATAATTCCTGTTTTTCTAATTCATCACATAAATGTTGATATTCATCTAACGTCAAAGGTTGTTTCTCATTGACAAAAGAGGGAGGAGGAGCTGGAATTTTCTTATTTATGTAATTGCGGAACATCTTATATTCGTCTTGATAGTAAAGTTCTACATAACCATTCAGAGATGAAATCACGCTTCTTTTTAGTTTAATAGCGGATGAAGACAACCCTCTTTTACTAAGCCAGTTTTGATATGCAAGATAATCCCTGCTTTTAATTTCATAAAAAACCTTATCGATACAATTCTCATGTATCCACCAAAAATAAATTTTCAAGCATGATTCATATTGCTTAAGGGTATAAGGCGACAATTGCATAGATTGGTCTAAAAATTCTGTTACAATTTTACGATTTTCATCATTTATTTGCAACCATTGTTCGTCGCTAATTTCTATAGATTTATCTGGCATGATTCTCCTTTATGTCATATCCATATAATCTTCTGGAAAATTCAATTTTTTTAAAGTTCCGTAAAGTTTCCAAGATTCTTTGTCGTATGCTTTTGCTGCATCTGATTCTAAATCAAAACACCCTAAATGAATAGTTTTTCTGTTGATGCAAATTCTAGATCTCCAATTTTTATTAATATTATTAAAATGAACTCCCACGTATTTGCTACTAGTATTTTGATTTCGCTTTACTCCACTCATACAAAATGCCTGAAGCTCTTTACGCTCTTCTGTTTGACATCTTTTTTGCGATTCCGACATTTTTTCTCTGGTTTCTTTTGTCCGCTTTTTACCGATATGCGATAAAGACATGTTTAAGGATATTCTTTTATTATCTTCCTTTGTTCTTTTTGCCACAGTTGACCGCCATTTTTCTTTTTGTTCATCAGACATAGGCACACCTTTATTGGCAGGAGAAATACCTCTTTGAGCCATAGATATTTTTTTCTTTGTTTCTTCGGAAAGAGTTTTCCCAATTTGAGCATCTCTCATACGCTGGCGTGTAATATCTGTAACCACCCTATTTCTTTTCTCTATAACCCTTCTTTGTATTTCCTTAATAGTAAATTCTATACCTACAACGCCCAATCCTCCGTCTGTCATATTATATCCAAAGAGACGATTTTTAGATTGATATAAAGAAATAAAATATTTTTCTCGATTATCTAAAATTTCCGATTCACATACCTCAAGAATATAAAATTGAAAATTTTCTTCTCCGTATTGATTCCATGCATTTTGGAGATGGACATTAGAATGTCGATTGTTTCTAAGAGAGCATCTGTGATTCACCCATCTTTCGGCAACAATTTCTCCTTGTCCTATGTATTTTTTGTTATTAATAATATTTTCAATACAATATATACCACATATCTTTTCTTTAGGCATCTCAATACCTTATCCTTATCTCTGTTCTCGGATTATCTTTGGAATAATTACCTTTTATGGTTAAGGATTCCACATGATTAAAATCATCATCAACTAGCAATCCTGATACAGTGAACGAATCAAACAAGTTTTTCGGTGTGTAATTATCGCTATCGTGTCGCCTCTTGCTATCAAAAAAATACTCAATTATAATATTACATTTATCTATTTTTTTATTTTCTAACCCGTAATATTTTACCAGCCACGAGCCAAATTCTTTCCACGCCTGTTTCTGTGCATTCATCTTAAATCTAGGCATAATCATCCATGTATTTAAACTGGGTGGAATTGGATTAGTTATATTTCGCTTATTCCGCCTAGGATATTCGGCAAAATATTCCTTATAATATTTCTCAATGACATCATAATTTATTACAATTTTTATTTCTTCCATAATCATCTCCATATATAAAAATAGGCAGGAGGCACTTAAGCCTCCTGCCTTCTAACTATAACCACCTATTTATTTCTCGACGGGTTCAACCACCTGCTGTTTAGTCGGAACATTAAGTTGTTTGATGGTAGCTGCTTTAGAAATAGCACCATCGGCACCAAACAATTTATTCCAAACCTGGCTGGACATCCATATACCCATGCCTATCACAACCGTGGGGAACCACTGTTCGATAAAATCAACCATACCAACGGGAAGATATAGGGTAAGAGCGCGACTTAATATCGGCAAGAAGATACTAACTCCGCCGACAATCCAAAATTTAGCCTTATTGGGTAAATTCACGAACCACGCCCAACGCACTAAAATTACCGATAAAAGCACACCAATAAAAACGGGACTACCTATAAGTGATAGAAAATCCTTGAAAGTTTCGGGTAAAACCATTTGTTTTCTCCTTTAAAAAGTTTTTGTAAATTGAATTCCATGCTTACTGAATAAGTTTTCTAAGACGGTATCCAATGACCCGTCATTAACTAGTTGCTCAATTGGCGACCAGAAGTCCCTTGACCTGGCGGCGTTACCACCAATATCGTACCCTGCTCCTGATTCTATTAATTGCGCTAATTCCTCGCGCCTATCATCGCCCACGGAGTTGCCGTGCTGATGTTTTTCAGGGACATACTTCATCGCGGTTGCTTCCTCTAGATTCAACGCTCCGAGGGGGTCAATCTCGACCATTGATTCAATACACTTCCCCGCAAATTTGGCTACTTCTTTACCCCATGCTCCTATAAAACCGCCATCGTATCTCAAACGTTCGTACTCTCCTTCGGGATAACTGTAAACATTGGCTTCCACCGACATGCGTACCTGGTTGAGTAGCCAATCAGTGAGTTCGTCGACAACCTTGGTCATCTCGGCAGAAATAGCCGCCATCAGTTGTATGTCATTGGTAATAGGAACACCCGCCATCGACCACCTCCGCCTGCTATATTTCTACCTTAATATTTTTATTTCTTTTATCCGTGATGTCTTCGATAAAGTCGCAATCCACGCACATCATAAATGTATGGGAATAACTAACTCCTTCTTCATCATCAACGACGTCAACTACTTTTAACCTACCACCACATTCGGGGCAACTATATTCCAGGTACTTACGAAATTTTTCTCTATATGGCATATAATGAAATCCATCTTTTATGTGGTGGTTTTCTTGGGTNTCGTCTTTTTTTCCGGCAGGTCTTCAGGGGTTTCGATATTGGGATAGAATTTACCCACATCTGCTTTAACGGCTTCGAATTTTCCCAACAACTTTTGAATGCCATCCTCACTAAAATCCATGTCTTTTACCTTGGNTATGGCATCAGCGGCTACGTCTATCAANTTCTTAAATGCAGACGCNATCGACTGTTGTTCCCGTAGTTCGGCTTCAATCNNTTTGACNTCGNCNTAAAGGTCGTCGAGATCCACNANACNCANCAGATANTTNNTNCCAAAGACCNCTGGAAACCACNTGGTCTATCACNANATCTTTTATGTCNACGTTGGTAAGAACATCCAAAACGGCAACAACCAAGGTATAGTACCTAGTAAGATATTGAGTAACGACATCTGCATCTACGGCGCTAAAATATGCGGCTAAAATTGTATTTTTATCCGACATATTGATGAAATTCTTTACGACGACTGTTTTACCACTGAAAGAAAATTCAGATAGAAGTGATTCTTTATTCGATAAATCAAAATTTATTTTTTCCATTTGTTTCATCCTAAATTTATTCTTCCTCGTTATCGGTTTTAAAGCAAGGCGGATCGATGACAATACCTTCTATGCCACCCGCACATGCTTTTTGTGCAAGTTCCCTGTAATAAACCTCAAGGCAGTCAATAGTAGAATCTCGTTCATCTAATTTGCGTAACAATTTTCTATTCTCGCGCTCAAGTTTGGCAATACGAATTTCTTGATCATAAAATCTCTTTTCTTGATCTAAGAATTTTTTATCATATAGCGCAATGATGTTCTCTAATCGACTGATACGTGTTAGTTGTTTGTCCAGAGCGTCTTCATATTTATCCGCTGTTTCTGCTGCGGTTTTATCGTTTTCGGCTTCTAGTTTATCTACTTCAGCCTGTAATTTCTTTTTATCGGATCTAGAAAAGAATGTCTTCCAAAGCATTACCAAGATGCCGATGAGCGCTATGATATCAGTAATGCTAGGAGTTGTCATATGGCCTCCGCTTGCCTTTCAATTTTTTAATATAAGATTTGATCACATCTGGTAAATAAACGGGCTGAAAGTTTGAAATCGATTCAATTAGAATAAGCATAATGAGCATTGCCGTAGCTGGTCTAATCCAGGTACTTGTAAAAGCATATTCGTGATTATACAGGGGCACAAATTTCAGAATGACGTAGACAACAGCCCAATAAAAACCTAGAAATGCATAAGCACACTTGATCCAATTATCTAATTTTCCACGATTGCGTATGGCATGAATTAAATTAGTGACACCTACAATAAACCCTCCCAAGATATTGACATATAGCAATATCTGTGCAACAATATTTAATATGGTCATAGGCGTAATTCTCCTTTCGAAATAGTGGAGGGGCATTTGAAGCCCCTCCAAACACCTATCGCGAAAAAAGGTTAAGCAGTCGCTACGATATCAACGGTATCGTGTAGCAAGCCTGCATCTGCGTCCACATAAGAAGCGGTGACAGTAGCAAGCCATCCGGCTGCAACCGCTGACCCAGCAGTTACGGCTCCGGTATGCAAACCCACATTATAGTTGGCTACAAGGGTAGTTGAACCACTGGTAACGATAAATGAAGCGCTTGTGGTTACATTCACATTGGAAAACAGCCCGCCGCGAATACCCCATAAAGTAATTTGTTTAGTCTTTGGTAATCCCGCAGCCACAGAGAATGACAGCGTAGCGGGGCTGGCTGCTAGAGATAAAACCCCAGGAGTTGCATCGGCGGCAGCAACCCAAGTAACCTTGGCATAATATTCGCCGGTGGCGCAATCGCTTGAAGCCACAGCCAAGGCACTACCTTCGAGCGCCTGGTTGCTTACACCGTTGGCAGCAAACGAAAGTGTGTAGTTGCCAGTTACCTGGAAACTCGGAATATTAATTTGAACGTAATTCTGAATCACACCGGTGTTATCGCGTTCTTCGGCGATAAGTGTCAAATCGACTACTGAAGGCGGTTTGATGGTTTCAAATGTGATTTGATCAGCAGTAACGGTGTAATCATAAATAGCTGTCACTCTGGCATCGGCTCCACCACTAGTTGTAATTACCTTGGCGGTAGGTGTAACGACTTCAATCAAGCCATTGGGGAGCACAACGCTGACATCACCAAGAGGAGTATCTACTAGGGTTCCGCTACCACTTGCAGACAGCACGAGACAGTCTGTTTTTACCGCAGTAATAGAACTGTTCAAAACACTTGTGCCTGCATTAAGAGCAAGAATGGTTTTATTAAATGTTGCCTCGGTAATTTTTACTTCAACTTTTCTATCATGAATATAACTATAAAGCAGGGGGTTGTTTCTGCCACCACGCACCTCCGTTGCTTGTGTGGTAATGGTTAAAGCACTATCGATGTTGGCGATACCATAAGCAAGGGCTTCACCAGTAGCGGAATCCCTGATTATTGCGTCGGCAACAGTCACCAAAAAATTTTGACTCATAAGTTATTTTTCTCCTTTTTATGAAATAAGATGTGCCCAAATTTTTCCGTCTCGAATTCGGTAAATGGTACTACTATTTACTCCGAATTTTTCAGCAATTTCAGTACCAAGAAAATTTTGAGCTAGTAAAATACGTATTTGAATTACTTCTTTTTCGGTTAATCTTGCATTGAAATTTTTCTCCCCAAGTATTCTTTCTTTTCGAAATTGCATATCTTCATCAGAAAAATTAGGATGTTTTCCTTTTTTTGATTCTGAAATATGTTGAATATGTTCTGCGGTTCGAAAACTCATTGTAAAAGGTCTGCGATGACCTTTTGTGGCTCTCATATGTTCTTTTGCTTCTTCTGAGTGTTTATAACCAGATCTTGACAAAGACATTTTTAGTTTGGTTTCTTCGGATCTCCTTGTTCCAACATTGGTATTAGCCTCCAACCGCATGTTATAGCCAAAAGCTCCATCATTTGCTTTATAAAAAGAAATATAATTTTCTTCTAATAAAAACAAATACTCTTGGTCTTTTTCCGCATAACATAATATTTCAAATACAAAATTATTAATGCCATATTTATCAAAAGATCTTTGTAAGTGTGAATTGAAGTGACAATTGCGCCTAAGCGAAGAAAAATGTTGACTTTTCCTAGCTTTCAAATCAATCGAACTTCCTATATATCTTTTCCCATCTACAAGATTCCTAACCTGGTATATTCCGCAGTTTAATCCTTTCGTCACATTTTCCTTTCCATCGCAATAAATTTATCTTCCAAGAATATCTTTATTCTTATCCATAAATTTATTCGAATCTATCAATATGTCTTCATATCTTCCGGTTTTACTACGGTGGTAGAGATAATGTCGCAATTCTCCACCCTGCATTTTTATTTCGCCAGTGGCTAAAAGCGGTTGATATAAGTCAAATTGTTTTAACGTCGTCATCCTATCAAATATATTTTGTAATTGAAATATTGTATATTCCCCTATTTCTCCTGGGTTTTTTCGCATCAAAACAGCTAGAGTAAAAATCTGA